TTCTTTTCATCTGAGCGTAAAGAATTATGTTGCAGCATGTTGGCGCTTGTGCTAGGTTATCCCCATCAACAGAGGAGAGTGTGAACAATGAACGCCATACTTCGCAAGGGTACGCTCTATCACTGGTATGCCTGGGGCTATCGCACTCACGAACGCGCCGTTGACGCCGCCCACAACATGATTGCAGACGGTGACTTCGGGTGGTGCGAAGATCCGCAAATCGAAACGTACAAGAACAAGGACGGCGAGCGCCGCTATGGCGTCGTGTTGCGCGCCGCTTGACGCCGATTTGTAGACGTGCTACGGCTTAAGCCGTAGTTGGAAACGCGCGGCTTAGTCCGCGCGTTTTCGTTTTGGGGTGGCCGTGGGGTAGTCGTGGGGTATCGTTTGGGGTAGTCGCGTCGAGGCCAAAACGCAGCATTTATCGGCATATGGGTTATTAGGGTAGTTTAGTCTATATAACCTTAGAAGGAACTGTTATATTAGTATTACAGTAAGATTGGGTGCGTGTAATGATCGATGCAAAAGTGCAAAATATAACGCCCATGGCACCCCAACTCCCCCTCGCCTCGCTCGGCGCTTGACCACATGTTGAAAGCATGCTTTTATGCGGAAATAACGCTAGGAGCAAAAACATGCCTAAACTCGAAACTATTTACCCGTCGTTCACGTACCGCACGCCGGCAGACTTGAAGGACTGGATGATCCGCGCCAATGCCTATGGCTATGTGACTAAGAGCCAGGGCAAGGCCATTCTGCAAAAACTAACGCCCATGTTACCCGTCACCGCCAGCTTGACGGTTCGCAGCAACAAGGGCGTAATCTACATGGAAGCGAACAACACCCTGTTCCGTGTTGGCCAACGCGGCAACGTAATCGACAAGCCTTGGAACCCGAACCCTCGCAAGGCGTCACGCAATCCATGGGCCGATTAACAAAAAGGTCCCAAGCACATGACGCGCAACCCCTAGTCGCATACCACAATCCCCGGTAGCATAGAACTATATTCCTACATGCTGGATGTTGCGGCGCACAAATTTAGCCGGCGGCCTCGAGGCAGGGGGGGGACAGGGCCCTGCGGCCCGCTGCTAGTGCTGTGGCCAGGGGTCACAAGAAAAATTTTAAAATTTTTAAGCCCTCCACAACACAATCCTTTACCGTTGCATTGCGCCTCGTACCCTGCTACTTTACCGCCATGTTCCAATCGCTCCCCTATGAGCCACGCAAGCTGGAAGCCACCGAGGCGCGTCTGGAGGCGATCTATCACGCCGCCAAGATGGGGCTGAAGGGCGACGCGCTGGCTCTGGCCGCAGGCATGCTGCCGGTCGAGTACCGTCAACTGACGCAGTTCGACCCCATCGCCAGCTATGCCGAAATGAAGGGCCGCGCTGACGGCGAGCAGGAGATGGCGACCACCATCTACACGGCGGCGCGTGAGGGCGACGCCAACGCGGCCATGAACATGCTGAGATACTCACACGGTTGGGTTGCGAAACAGGCCGTCGAGGTGACCATCGACCAGAAGATATCCATCACGGCGGCGCTTGAAGAGGCGCAGCGCAGGGTGTTGGACTTAGTCGCGGAAGAGATACATGCAGTCCCCACAATATAGCGCGGAGGACGAGCAAGCTCTTATGGCGTCCCTGTGGACGCCTGCGCTCAAGAACGACCCGCTCAAGTTCGTGATGTGGCTGTTCCCGTGGGGGCAGAAGAACACGCCGCTGGAGAACTTCGCAGGCCCGCGCAAGTGGCAGCGCGAGGTGCTGAAGGAACTGGCCGACCACATCCGCGACAACGACGGCAAGATAGACTTCGAGACGCTGCGCATGGCCGTCAGTTCGGGTCGCGGCATCGGCAAGTCGGCACTCGTCAGTTGGCTGGTCATCTGGATGTTGACCACCCGCATCGGCAGCACCACCATCGTGTCGGCCAACAGCGAGACGCAGCTCCGCGCCGTCACCTGGGCCGAGATTACCAAGTGGCTGGCCTTGGCACTCAACAGCCACTGGTTCGAGGTCAGCGCCACCCGCGTGATGCCAGCCAAGTGGCTGACAGAACTGGTCGAGCGCGACCTGAAGAAGGGCACGCGCTACTGGGGCGTCGAGGGCCGGCTGTGGTCCGAGGAGAACCCCGACGCCTACGCGGGCGTGCACAACTTCGACGGCGTGATGCTGATCTTCGACGAGGCCAGCGGCATCGCGGACCCGATCTGGGCGGTGTCGGCGGGCTTCTTTACGGAGAACACGCCCAACCGCTTCTGGCTGGCATTCTCGAACCCCCGCCGTAACACCGGGTACTTCTACGAGGCGTTCAACGCCAAGCGGGACTTCTGGCGCAACAAGGTGGTCGATGCCCGGTCGGTCGAAGGAACGGACAAGGCAGTCTATGAACAGATCATCCAGGAGTACGGTCCTGACAGCGTTCAGGCGCACGTCGAGGTCTACGGTGAGTTTCCCAGTGCTGGAGATGACCAGTTCATCCCCGTTTATCTCGTTGACGACGCCTTCGCGCGACCGCGCTACAAGGACGCTACCGCCCCTATCATCATCGGCGTCGATCCGGCCCGGTTCGGGGCGGACGCGACGGTCATCGCCGTCCGGCAGGGACGCGACCTGAACGCCATCAAGCGCTACAGAGGCGACGACACGATGGAGATCGTCGGGCGCGTGATCGAGGCCATCGAGGAGTACAACCCGGCGCTCGTCGTGATCGACGAGGGCGGGCTGGGGGCCGGCGTCGTGGACCGCCTGAAGGAGCAGCGCTACAAGATCAAGGGCGTCAACTTCGGGAACAAGTCAGTGAAGCCCATCATGTACGGCAACAAGCGGGCCGAGATGTGGGGCCTCATGCGTGAGTGGCTGAAGACGGCGTCGATACCGGCGGACAAGCTGCTGAAGTCCGACCTGACGTCGCCCAGAATCAAGCCGGACAGCAAGGGCACGATCTTTCTGGAGGGCAAGAAGGAGATGAAGGCGCGGGGGCTGGCCTCGCCCGACGCCGCCGACGCCATCGCGGTGACCTTCGCGTACCCCGTCGGCCACCGCACCCCCGTTGACAAGCAAATAAGGCGGTCGTATGGTAGGACAAGCGTTTCAACTTCTTGGCTAGGATCGTAGCACATGGGCAATACTAAATCTATTGGCGTGGCGTATTCAGATCAGGACATTTCAGGGGCTGACACCCTTTCCGCCGTAGACATCTACGCCACCGACGAGATCGGCTACGCGGCTGATGCGCAGGGCACTGTCACGCAGTTGACGGACAAGTCCACGGGCGTGACGCTGAACAAGTCTGCTGGCCAGATCACCATGAACAACGCCGCACTTGGGGCCACCACCAACGTAGCGTTCGTGCTGACGAACAGCACGATCAGTGCCAAGGACGTGGTAATCGTCAACGTGGCAGGCGGCACAGCGGCGACTACATCCTACAACTGCTGGGTTTCCGGTCATGCAGCTGGGTCTGCTACCATCGTGCTGCGCAACATCACGGCCGGCTCTCTGTCCGAAGCCGTTGTGCTGAACTTCGCCATCATCCATTGCGCGTAACATGGTCAACTTGTCCGTCAAGCGTGGCGAGAAGCTGCCTGTCGGCAAGGGTGCGGGCCTGACCGCCAAAGGTCGGGCCAAGTACAACCGCGCAACGGGCAGCAAGCTGAAGGCTCCGGCGCCCAACCCCAAGACGGCCGCCGACAAGGGCCGCAAGGCGTCGTTCTGTGCCCGCATGGGCGGTGTTGTGGCCAAGTCCAAAAACGCCGAGCGTGCCAAGGCGTCCATGAGAAGGTGGAAGTGCGGATGAAAACGGGCCTCTACGCCAACATTCACGCCAAGAAGGCCCGCATTGCCGCCGGATCGGGCGAAAAGATGCGCAAACCGGGCACCAAAGGCGCACCGACCGCTGCGGCCTTCCGCAAGTCAGCCAAAACACGGAAAAAGTGACATGCCGCTGGTAAAATCGGCCTCAAAAGGGGCATTTCGGGCCAATTTGAAGGCCGAAATTGCAACTAAACGCCCGCTAAAACAGGCGGTTGCAATCGCGTATTCCGTCCAACGCAAAGCTAAAAAGGGTAAATAGAATGGCCCCGCGCCTTGGCGGCGAACTGCCGCCCTACACCACGACCGGCACCACAAAGCCCAAAAAGCCCCGCAAGGCTATGGTTTCTCCAAAATTCATGGCCACGGGTACACCCGGCACGAAAAACTACGTGCAGCGGTCACCGCGCGTCAGCACTGGCATGCCGGGCACGAAGAACTTCGTGCAACGCATGCCAGGTGGTGCCCACCAGCGCAAGCCGAGTGCCGCCGGCGTTGGCATGGGGCGCGTCATGAACACCATCCGTGCCAAACTCACCGCACCGCGCAAGCCGGCCAAGTAAAGGATTACGACAATGGCAGGAAGTTCTTCACGCGGAAAATCAAGCGGCTCTGGCTATCAAGGCGCAGGCGCTAAGACTGACTATTCATCGCGCGCACGCAATAGTTATAGCGACACGATTGCTGGTAATCAGCGCCAGAACAACATCACTTCCAATTCGATGACTGTTAGCAAAAGCCCCGGTTCGGGTTATCAGGGTGCGGGCGCTAAGACTGATTACGCATCGAATGCGCGCAATAGCTATAGTACGGCGGTTGGTCGCCAGACGACTGTCAACAAAAGCCCCACAAACCCTATTGGCCGGCGTTATGCCGAGGCTATTGGCCCGAAGATGCCCGGCAAAACGCGCGGCATAGGGTCTTTTTTCACGGCTACTGTTGCCAAGCCTCCGGCCAAAAAGCCCCCCGTAGTCGCCGCCAAGCCTGTTGCCAAAAAGCCTGTCGTCGCCAAACCGGCGGCTGTCATCAGCAACGTGACCAATGAGAAGCTGAGCCCGGCCAAGAAGGCGATGGCTCGCGCTAAGTCGCCTGCCACACGTTTCGGCGTTGTCACGGGCAAGACCACCGGCACGCGGGTTAGCGGCGGGGGCGGATACGGCGGCGGCGGTACACGCGGCGGCGGCAGCCTCAGTGGCGGCGGCAGCGGCACTCGGTCGGCGGGCACCAGCCGCACGGGCGGCACCCGCAGCAACGACCCAGTAAGGGGCTGATATTGGCTGACGACGGCATCATCGGCGCGGCGCAGGTCGCCAACGGCGGGTCGGACAAGTCCGACCTGCTCGCCACCATGCGCTCGCGTTTCACGATGGCCCTCGCCGCCTACAGCGAAAGCCGCGAGGATGAACTGGATGACCTCCGGTTCATGGCGGGTTCGCCTGACAACCAGTGGCAGTGGCCGGCCGACGTGCTGGCGACGCGCGGGTCCGTGCAGGGGCAGACGATCAACGCGCGGCCCTGCCTGACCATCAACAAGCTGCCGCAGCACGTCCGGCAGGTGACCAACGAGCAGCGCCAGAACAGGCCGTCGCCCAAGGTCATCCCGGCCGACGACAACGCCGACGTGGCCGTGGCCGAGGTGTTCGACGGCATCATCCGGCACATCGAGTACATGTCCGACGCCGACGTGGCTTACGACACCGCCTGCGACAACCAGGTGGTCTACGGTGAGGGCTACATCCGCATCCTCACCGAGTACACCCGCGACGACAGCTTCGACCAAGACCTGAAGATCGGGCGCATCCGCAACTCCTTCAGCGTCTACATGGACCCGACGATCCAAGATCCGTGCGGGTCCGACGCCAAGTGGTGCTTCATCACCGAAGACCTGCTGAAGGCCGAGTACGAGCGCCAGTTCCCCGACGCCCAGCCGATCAGTTCGATCCTGGCGCGCGGCATCGGTGATCAGGCCCTCAGCATGTGGCTGAGCGAAAACACCATCCGCATTGCGGAGTACTTCTACGTAGACTACGTGCCGTCCACCTTGAACCTGTACCCCGGCAACAT